GGAAAAGCCTCTGCCAATGCGTCCTCAGATGTCTGGGTCATTGTCCTTTTCCTCTTTCAAAAGTTGCAAGAGCACATTGATGGCGGCTTCGTAACCTTGCACGATGCCGACACGATACCCGTACTCAAAGGTGTCTCGTGTTTGGGGCCGCTTCAAGGCGTCCAGCGCGAATGACTGCTGGTCGGCCTTGAGACGGTTGAATAGCTGATCAATTACATTCATGCAGGGGTCTTTGGACCCATTGGCGGTGGTGGTGGCAACTTCTGGCCGGTGATCTTCTCACCTGCTGCCATGCGATGATGTTGCTTCACTGCGCCGCCCGTCATGGGAACGGTGCCGGGTGTTGGTTTGTCGCTCATTGCGTTCTCCTAAAAAGTTAACGAGTGCCAGGATTGATGCCGGTGCCTGTGCTCACCGCGATTTTTTCGCCGCTCACTATTTCCGCAGCAGCCAAGCGCATCGCCGTTTCGTTGTCGGCGGTGTTCATACGTTCGCGTGCACCAATTTCTGCCGCTGTGCGTTCGTTTTCTGCCAGTTGACGTACTTCTTCCTGCCGCAAACGCTCTGCACGCTCCTGCGCATTGTCGGCCAACTTCTGTTGTTCGATTTGCGCTTGCTGAGCGAGACGCTGTTGTTCGCTTTGTGCGCGCTGTTGCAGTGCAGCTTGTTGCACTTGCGCACCGATTTGAGCAACTTGCAGCGAGCTGTCTGGCGGCATTGGTGGTTGTGGTGCGAATTGCTCTGCAGCTTGCGAGAGCTGCGCCAACTCTTGTGCGAATCCACCCAGTTGTTGTTCGATGAATTGTTGAACTTGCAAAATGACCGCAGCTTGTTGAGCGGCTTCGTCCGAAATCAGCTGTTCGTCGGTCGCTTTTTCGACCGCTTCGTGCGCTTCCACCAAGTAATAGTTCAACAAATGGTCGCGCAAGTGCAATGCGATCGGATATAGGTAAGTTTTTGTGATCGCCGGGTTCATGCCGAACAACGGTGACTTCAAAAATGCGACGTGCGTTTGTATATGCGCCATGTGATCCTGCTTCGGCAACACATAAACAGGCCTGCCCATGGCTGCCGCGACGTTTTCTGAGACAGGGTCGACGTCATCCTTGCCCGGATCCGGCTTCAACACGTCATTGTCGGGGATTTTCATGGCGCGCAAGAACATCTCTTCAACCTTGCGCTGGTCATACATACCCGGCATCATCGCCGCGCGCTGCATCAACGCCTGCACCTGTGCAAAGCGTTGCGTTTCCGAGAAAATCGCCGGGTCAGAAACAGGAATGACGTCCAACGGGCCGTCGAAATCTTGCGGGTGGATGTCTAACCCTGCGTCGTAACCTTCGACAACTTCGTCGGTGAGGTAAGCAGAGTTGATGCGGTGCAAAATCTTGAATGCGCGCGCCATGGAGTTGTGCAAGCGCGAGTGAATCGAGCTGAACACCACCATGCCTTGTTCAATGAGCGCCAGCGTCGTGCCGACAGGCTGGTTGGGGTTGGCGTCGGAGAGCTTTTCGAACGATGTTTGCACCACACCCTTGCCTGCGTCCACCAAGAATCCGAGCAGTTGGAACAACACAGCGGAAGGCGGGTTGAACGGCATGGGCATCGCCAACTTGCGGATGTCGTCGATCAGCGCGCCGCCTTCGATCTCTGCCACTTCGGTCGGCTGCACATTGATGGTTTGTCCGTTTGGACCGCCCTTCAACTTCAGCAGCGTCGGAATGTTTTGGATGTGGGCGCTGTCGAGCAGCGCGCGCAATGCACCGGTGGCCGCGCCCGACAAGCCGCCGATCATGTGCGTGAGCCCGATGGGGTATGCACCGCGCCAAGGCACAAATGGGAACTCAACAATCCAATCTAGCTCTTTGCGGTATTCGTCTTCTGGCTCCCAGTTGCGATAAAGCGCCAGCGCTTTGCCGGAACTCTTGTCGATGGAGATGATGTAGGGTTCGACGCCGTCACCGAAGTCCAAGTGAGTGTAGACTTCGAAGATGGTGCGCAGGCCGTCTTCGTTGTAGGCGGTGTCCTTGCGCCCTTCGATCTTGTCGTTGGCTTGAGACGACTTACTGAACTCCGGGTCTTCCGGTTGCCCAACGTCGACGTCGGAATACATTCCAGCCTTCACGCGCCGACTGTATTCCATCTTGGTGATGTATTGGACGTGCGTCTTGCGCTCGGCGCTATAAAAGTTCGTGGCCGCGAACGGCAAGTAAATGTCGTCGATGGCAATGAACTCGCTCATCGGGCGCTTCCACTGCGCGTTCCACATGAGCTTCAGGTACTGACCGCCGCCCAACGGCAACTGCGTCGAGAGCTGCTCCAGCTCGCTGCGGAACTCTGGCATTTGTTCGGTTGTCTGCCAGTTCATGAACTCGGCCTTGCGCCGCGCCTTGTCGACTTTCTCTTTGTCGTGCTCGCCCAGGATCTTGCTCTTCACCGGGCCGGAAGGCGGGAACACTTCCTTCATGAAGCGCGCCGAGAAGTCTACGCAAGCTTCGACCAACATCGGGTGCACCACCTTGTTGGCGCCAGTGAACTGAGCGCCGCCGGGCGCGTCGTCGCCCAGCCCTGTGCGGCGCAACCCTTCCTCATACTGCTTGTCGCGCTTTTCCCGCGCTTCTTTGTCCTTGTCGATCTTTTCCAGCAGGTCTTGCACCGCTGTTCTCAGTTCGGCGGCGTCGACTTCTTCGACGATGTTGGCGAAGTGTTCGAGGTGCTTGCGCGCATCCTCTTGGTTTTCCAAGCGAATGATCGCGCCGCCGTCTTCCGTTTCCTCAACGTCGAGTTCGTCTTCGTCCAGCTCGACCATCTCGCCTTTTTCTTCGTCGTCGTCCTCAAACGACTGATTCATCTCAGCCATGGAATTCCTCTTTCAGTTGCGACACAATTGTGTCGATTTCATTGGGGTCATAGTTGACCAAGCCACCTGCGGCGTATTTCGGAACAGACAGATCGACCTTGCGCCCTGTGCCCGGCGGCATCTTGCGACCGGCATAAAGTCGCACAAGCGAATAAAGGGCATTGGACGGAGACGACAATGCGTCCACCATGTAATCACCATAGTGTTCCAGCGGCACATCGTACGTCTTGCCCATATGCGTTACTTTCTGCGGGTTGAAGTCGTACTCATCAATGATCATGTACCGGCCCGTCTTCGGGTCTAGCTTGTAATTGAACTGGCCGAGCGAAGTGGAGAGCGCCGTTCTCGGAGGCAAGTTGCCAGCGACCAATTGGGATTGCGCGGCGCGTCTCTGGTCGCCGCCGGGCAGAGTGTCGTAGTCTTTATACTGGATGTTGCCTGAACCTTTGTTGCCGCTCAACTTTTCTTTTTGGCGTATCAAGTTTTGCAACTCAACGAGTTCGCGCTCGCGGAAGTCTTTGGCCGTGATCGGGTCGCGCTTGTCATTCACAAAGGTGTCCAACAGGATCTTGTGCGAGGTCGAGAGCTTGTCGCGGTCGGAGAGCTTGTCGTAGAGCCAAAGCAACCCTTCTGTCGTTTTGTCAGAGAGGTATGCGCCAGCCTTGCTGCCGAGCGTAGCCTCAAGACCTTTGAATGGGTTGTCCTCAACCTTGCCGCCACCCGCGAATCCCTGCACAGCTTCCTCAGCGATGCGCGAGATCTCGTCAGGGTCGTAAGCCACCAAGCCGCCAGCGGCGAATCCGCTGGTCGATTCAACAGGGCCGATGAAGTCGCGCAGCTGGCGCAACGTCATGAAGCGCGGCGCGTCAGGCGTCGCGTCCACAGCAGCGTTGAGCGCGGGAGCATAAGTCTTCAGTATGTCACGCCCGGATTCGTCGCCATAGAGCGACTGCAGTGCGTCCATCACAGAACTGCTGCTCTTCATGTCGACGATGTCGTAGTGATGCAGGTCTTTCACGTTGCCCCAATTACCGCTGTTCAAGAACCTGAGGACAGATTGCTCCACCTTCATTGCGTAGTTCGGATCGCGCTTGGCATACTCTTGTGCGCGTTCGCTTTTGAACGAATTGCCGACAGGCTTGAGTTCGGTGATGTCGGGCGGCGTGCTTTTCCGGGACTCAATGACTTTGGCGTAGGCTTTGGGCATGTTCTCGCGCAACCAATCAACGGCTTCTTCAAATTCGCCGTAAAATTCGTCTGAGCCTAAAAAGTTATTGAACTTTTTCCTTTCTGAAGCAGTGAGCACTTGCATCAGGCCATCAACATCTTCCATGGCGTCGTCTGTGCCGCCAATTTGCGTGATCTTCGCTTGCGCATGCGGACGACCTTCCGCGTCCACGAGCGCCGTGAGGCGGTTGACGCCTGAACCGTAATCTTTCGCCGCCCAGTCGTGCTGTGTGCACCAACCACCCGCTCTGCCGATAGAGCTGCAGAGCTTCATGCCCTTCTCGTCTATTGTCTCCGGAATGTCGACCCAAGTGCCGCCGGGTTTTTCTACGAATGACAGCTGCAAGTTCTCGTCAGCCAAGCGTGGCTGCGCTTGCAAGTTGGCCATCATGCCTTCTTTTTCCGCGCGTGCAGCTTCCTTGGCGCGCCATGCGTTAATCTGTGAGACACGCTCGACCGCTTGCGGCACGGTGACCTTTTCTAGATCCTTGATCGAGTAGCGCAGGTGCTGCGGCAAAGTGCTCGCTGGGTCCACTGCTGCTCGGAGCTCGTCGAGAAGGTGATCGAAGCCGAGGTCGGTGGGGAAAGTTTCGGCATCAAGCGTGCCATAAACTTTTGTTTCTGGTGGCACGGTTTCTAACCAAGGGTTTCTCTCTACTGAAGGAGGATATCCTTTCCATTCACCGGCTTGCGAAGACGCAATAGAATTGTCGGTGACACCTTCCCAAACTTTGGCTGCATCACTCTTGGCCAAAAACTCTTGGCCGGGCGATGGGTACTTGCCGTAAGCGTCTAGCCGGTAATTCAACTGCTGCGGATCGACGTGCAATATTCCGCGCTCGGCCAATGCGCGCACCGGGTCTTCGGGCGTGGCCATCTCGTTGCGGATGTACTTGTTGAGCTTGGTATTGATCCAGTTGTCGACGGCGGCTTCAGAACGAGAAACATTTAAATTGTGCTCAACAAATTGCCGGTTCCAATCTGTCAATCCCGGCTCATTGAGCAACGCTTCATACCGTGGGATGCGCATCGCTGGCGACTCAGCAGCCACTATTGGCGACAACAAAGGCTTTGTCGCACCCTCAACGTGCCCAGCCAACCAGTTGCCGCCCTTCGGTTTCACGACACTCATGGTCGGTGCGACGCCATACTTCTCAGCCAAGTTCACTGCGCTGCGCGCTGCGTAGGGCGCTGCCGCTTTCATGCCGCGCTGCACAGCTTGCGCACCTTGCTTGACTGCGCCGGGCGAAATCGGCAACGGCAAATACGTTCCCACTTCCTCGAATCCCGCACCTTCCTTCGTCGGGCGAGTGGCGCGCGGGATCTTGCTCAAGATTTGTTCGGTGGTAGGCAACGACCGCAAGCCGCGAATGTCGAACCCTTGTCCGATGTCGCCAGCGAATCCAGGGATGGCCGCAGCTGACCCGCGCAAGACAGACTCCAAGTTGGACGCGCCCTCACCGTAGACGCGCTTCAACAACCCCAACACGTCTGTTCCTTGTTGCGGTGTGTTGGAATACTTGCGCATCAAGTCGCGCAACGAGCGCGGTGCGTCTTCATACGAACCTAAAGAGATCTCATCCATAGTCTCACCACTTTGTCTTGGCGGCCCAGTATGCCGCGCTCATCTTGCCTTTGGCGATGTTCTTGGCGTGACGCGCCTTGAACGACTCATTGCGTGCTGTGCCTTCGGGTGAACCCTTGACGCCCTGCTGCCCGAAGCGTATGACCTTCTCCTGCCCATCCGTGCACGCCTTCACGATGTGGCTCTTCTTCGGGTGGTCGGGCGTGCTGCGCGGTTTGTTGCACGCCATCTTGCTCTTGTCAGGTTGCTTGGCCATGGCTACTTCTTCTTGCGCGCCGCGCGCATGTTGTCGACCAAGTTCGGGTAAGGTCGTCCGGCGCTCTTGGCCATGCTCTTGGCGCTGGACTTTTGCTTCTTGCTGAGCGCCTCCGGCTCAGGCAAGTCTTTGGGGCGAGCTCTGTCCCACACAGGTTTCTTAGGCTGCATACGGGTTGATCCTTTCGCGCTTGAACTGACGTGGTTCGTCTGGGTCGCGTGCTTTGGGCAAGTCGAACCAACCGTCGTTCTTGAGGTAAATGACAGCCTGAGTGAACGTGTCGACATAGTCGTCGTGCTCGGCCACAGGGAACTTCTCTAGCTGCTTGATGAATGGCAATGCCCAAGTCACTGCATGGCCGGGGTTCTTGCTGCTCTCAGGCACCCAGACATGCCCGAGCTCCAGTGTCGGAGCCGCCTGATGCGCACGCGAGACCTTGTCGGCGTTGCCGGGGTTGTAACCGACTGCCGGCACACGTGCGAGCCGCAAGTCCTGCAACAAGCTCTGGCCTGACGCTCCT